GTCTTTAGCATCAAAAAGGAGAACACCAGCAACAGGTAGTGGACCTACACCATACGGCACATATGACGATGATACATCCTTTGTGAGTGAAAGTGTTAATGTATGCAAGTGGACAGCAAAACGGCTTGGACATCCTATTATGCAACTTGAATTTAATTCAGGTTCAATTTGGGCATGCTTTGAAGAATCTATTTCTGAATATTCTCTACACATAAATAATTATAATATGAAAAATTGGTTATGGGAATCTTATGGTGCTGATAATAAGCTATCAGGCTCTCAATGGGGTAATTCAGGAACTGCATCTAGTACAATGGGTACAGGAAGCATTAGTGTTACACATGGTCACATGGGAACTACTTTTTATCTATCAAATCAGTATGGTGAAGCTGTAAATGTGGGTGGTGAAACAACTATGCATACAGGGTCAATTGCTTTGACTGGTAGTAAACAGGAATATGATCTTCAGACAGAATCATTGATAAGCGGTTCGCATTTAGGAAAAAGATTAGAAATACAAAGAGTGTTTAATTTGCCTCCAGCATCAATTACAAGATTTTATGATCCATTTGCAGGTTCTTTTGAACAAAGACAAATGTTAGATGCTTATGGTATGGGTAATGTTTCACCTGCTGTATCGTATATATTAAGACCTATATCATATGATATAGCCAGATCACAAGCAATTGAAACAAATGATAGAATTAGAAAATCACAGTATTCTTTTGAATTAGTAAACAATAAGTTGCGGGTGTTTCCTATTCCCCAAACTGATGATGCTGGAAATAAAATCTATTTTCATTATTATGTTAGAGATGAACAGTCATCAACTTCAAAAAGCTCAACTGCTAATAAAGTAACTGATCCGAGTAATGTACCTTATAAATTTATAACATATTCTGAAGTAAATGCTTCTGGGAGACAATGGATCAGAAAATTTACTTTAGCGCTATCCAAGGAATTACTAGGAATAATTAGAAGTAAATATGCTTCACTACCAATACCTGGTGGAGAAGTATCAATGGATGGTGAATCTTTAAAAGCAGAGGGTAGAGAAGAAAAAACTATTTTATTAGAAGAATTGAAAGAATTTTTAGAAAGTGTTAGTTTAACTGAAAGAGCTAAAGCTGAACAAGAACAGGCTGAAGCAAATTCTTCAGTACTTTCAAGAGCACCTCTTGGCATATACATAGGGTAGTACTATGGCATCAACCTTTAAGCCGTTCTTTATTCCACAAAAAGAAGTTGATCTATTTGATGTTCTCAATGAAGAGTTAATAGACAATGTATTAGGTCAATATGTAGATATATACAAAATATCAATTGAAGATACTGAAGCTAACATATATGGTGAATCAGAAAAGAAATATTTTAAAACTGGTTTTAGAGTAAACTGTTTGATTTCATGGGATCCATCATATAATTTAGATGATTTTGGACCTGATAAAAATGTAACTGTTGAATTATATTTTCATAGAACAACATTAAAGGAATCTGAGTTTTATCCTGAAATAGGTGATATTGTAGAATGGAACGATTTCTTTTTTGAGATAAATTCTGTTACAGAACCTCAGCTTATTGGAGGACATCAGGAATTTAAACATGAAATAAAAGCATTGGCACATAGAGTGAGACTATCATCATTACAGATAATTGAGAGGTCGAGATAATGGCAGTACAAAAAATATCTGGAAAACACATTATAAAAAGAAATGAAAATTTCAAGCCAGTAGTGAACACTAATAGTTATGGCATTGAACCTGATTATAGTGTATCAAGCATATATGGTGAGCAGTATAAAGAAGATAAAAAAGATTTAGATGTGAATGAACTAGCAAATTTGATTGCTGATAAGGTAGGATTCAAAGATACAAGAAAAACACAAGCAATAGATATTGATATAAAAAGAGAAATAGCAGTTGGAAAAGTTGATAAGAATGCTGTTAAATCTGAAGTTATACAGGGTAAAGTAAATAATAGATTAGATAAATTAAAGGCACTGAGAAGAAATGGCCGTTAAACCTATAACAAACAAACAGATCGTTAATAAAAGTTTAGTAAATAGAACTAAACAGAGATCATTTAAGAATTTTAAAAATCGTGGACAAAGACAAAGTGTTTCACAAGTTCCAGGTAAAGATTTTACAAAAAATTATGCGATCGCATTAAAAGATGTTGACACATCAATAATAAGTCATGTTAAAAATGTGATATCACCCCTTATAAAGGTGGGTACTGAAATGATAAAAGTTACAACACTTTATGGAAATCAGGAAAGATGGGTAAATGCTAGAAAACAAGGCTATCTAAAAGATCAAAAGGGGAGTATAATTTTACCACTAATTGTATTAAGACGTACCGATATAGCGAAAAATACAACTACACAACAATCATTTAAACACGATGTTAATAATGAATTAGTTTCAATAACTAGAAATTCGAAATGGTCAGATGATAATCATTATACAAGATTTTCAGTACAAGAAGGTATACATCCAGTATATGAAAATATAGTTACAGGTCCTGCTGACTTTGTTGATATAACATATGATTTTATTTTATGGACAAATTATATAGAACAAATGAATTCACTTACTGAATTATTTGTTGAACATAATGATACATATTGGGGCAGTGGTGAAGATTATAAATTTTTATGTAATATTGATTCATTCAGTGATGCATCAGAAATGGACGCTGAGGGTGAAAGAATTGTAAAAACAACTTTTTCAGGTATATTTAAAGGCTATTTATTATCTGAAACTGTATCAAATACTGTATCAGGTAAAAAATTCCAAATAAGTAGACATCCCACTCCACATAGAGTTGTATTTGGTACAGAAACAACAGCTGGTGGTGGATCATAATATTATTTATTTAGTTAAAATTTAATGTAACTTTTTAGAATTTAATATATACTTATTTATAACTAACAACGATAGTTAATAATATATATATAAAAAATATATAAATAATAATAATAATTTAATAAACAATTTGGAGGTTATAAAGTGGCTAAAGAAAAAGAAAATGTAGTAAAATTCACAGATACTGAATTAGAAAAAATCAAAGGATTTCAACAAAGATATTTAGATATACAGATGTCTTTTGGGCAGGGAGAGATATTGCGATCACGGCTAGAAAGACAACTGGAAGATGTAGATACGTTTTTTGATCAGAATAAAGACAATTTAGCAGATGTACAAAAAGAAGAAAGAGATTTTATTACAGAAATCAATAAGATATATGGAGATGGAGTATTAAATCCAGAAACTGGAGTATTTACACCTTCTACCCAAGCACCAGAAGTACAACAATAATTTAAAATTAAATCATAGTTTTTATTATTTACGGAATATTTTTTATATTTATATGTGATAGTATATCTTAGCATATGTTACTTAAATTATACTATCAGAATTTTTGTAATAATATAAAATTGGAGAAATTATATGGCATCCTCAGAAAAAATTGTAAGTCCTGGTGTATTTACAAACGAAATAGATCAATCATTTTTACCCGCAGCAATTGCTGAAATAGGAGCTGCAGTAATAGGACCTACAGTTAAGGGCCCAGCATTACAACCGACAATTGTAAGATCATTTGGAGAATATGAAGATAAATTTGGATCAACTTTTTTATCAGGCTCAAGTCAGGGTGAATATTTAACATCTATAGCAGCAAGAGAATATTTACGAAATTCTAATACATTAACAGTTGTTAGAATATTAGCTGATTCATTTACAGTTGCATCATCGACAGTTCCAACAGGTAGTTCAGCTACACCCATAACATTTAAATTGCATACTTTAAGTCATGGATCTTTATTAAATAGTTCTAGTTCAGTCGATACAAATATCCCCGGGTTTTTGAATTCAGGTTCAAAAGATAATTTAAGGTGGGAAGTAACAGGTAAAAATAATAATAAAGGAACATTTAATCTTTTGATAAGAAGAGGAGATGATAGACATAAAAGTAAAAAAATTCTAGAATCTTGGAATAATTTATCATTAGATTCAAATCAGAATAATTTTATTGCAAAAAGAATTGGTGATCAATATCTATCATTACAAAGCAGTGCAACAAGTACACCATATTTGAGACTTAATGGTGATTTTCCAAATAAATCAAAATATGTAAGAGTTGAATCTATAATAACGACTGTTAATTATTTAGATGAAAATGGAAATGTAA